CACCGCCGACCTGATCGAGATCAGCAAGCTCCAAGGCACGTACACATTCTCCCCCGACGCCGAAGCACTGTACGAGGAACTCTATGACGCCCACGGACGCCGACAGACCGCTCTCAACCGACACCCCCACCACGACCCCTGGCTATCTTATTATCTTGCTAGGAAGCTTGACCACGTCATCAAACTTGCTATCGTTCTCGCCGCTTCTCGCCGCTCTGAGCTACTTATCACTCTCGCCGACATGCGAGACTCCGTCGCCCGCTGCGACGAGATTGAGCACGAGCTAGGCAAAGTCTTCCAGTCTCGCCAGTCGGACAACCGCGACGTTCGCCTCAACATGGACGTGTGGCGCGGTCTCGAAGAAGCGATCAAACGCCACGGCCGCATCAAGCAAGTCGAAGCATTCTCATTCATGGTTCAATGGATGGACTACGGCAAAGGCAAGCAACTCCTCGACCAACTCATCGCCTCGCACTGGCTCCTCGCCGAGTCAGAGCCCGGCGGTGTCTTCTACTCGTTCGGAGAGAACGCCCAACTCAGTGAGAGCAAGCTCAATGGACAAGCCAGTTGACGTTGAAGCCGTAATTAAACGGATTAACAACGCTCCCGACCCAGGTGACGGGGTGCCGTTGTACGTGGCGCTCTATTGGTTCCTACTACTCGTCCTGCTCTTCCACGCCTACTGACGCGTCTGCATTTCCTGGCTCGCACCGCGCGCCTCGATCGCGACCGACTTACGTATGACGGCCTCCGTCCGGTCAACGAGTGCGTCTAGTTCTGCACTCCCCGGCTTGAGCCTCGCCGCTGACCGCATGAGGTTCTTTGCAATCGGCGTCTGATGTATCCGTTGCAGCGCCGCCAGCCCGATATGATACGCTGGCAGTGTCATCGCCATCTGCGCCGCGTGCAGATAATGTCTCGAGAACAACGCCCCCACGACAAACACTGGCGCGACTGAGTGCGACCAGTCAAATATCTTCGGCGACCGAGCCTTGACGCGCTCAACAAGGTTCCCGGCCACTTTCGCCATCCCTTCCAACTCTGTCATCGCGTCGCGCCCGATCAACTCCCGTATCACGTTCTGATGTTTGAGCACGTATTCAATCGCCTTACCCTCACCTTTCAGTTCACTCGCGCGCAACGCTTCCGCCGCCATCACTTGTATCATGCTGTCACGGCCACGTGGCCCTAGTGTCTTCCCCAACGCTCGCGCAAGCTCCACGTCGTCCTTGTTCACCACCGTCGCGATGTTGTCGTAGATCGCCGCCGTCGTGATCCCACCTTGCTCGATTGGCTGCGTCGCTCTCTCGAACGTCCGTCCGTCGAAGAACTTCCGCAGCGGCACAACCGTCTCTTTGAAGTACTTGTCCGCCGCCTCACGTCTCCGCACAAACGCTTCGGTCGAAATCCCTTCGGCGCGTGCTGTGTCCTCAGCGACTTTGTCGATCCCTCGAAGCATCATTTTGAGCTGAGTCTCGACTGCGGGGTTCTTCGACCGTACCGCCCGCTCAATCGCCGCGTTAATCTCCGTTCGCGCTTGTGCATACGCTTCGGACGGCACTGGACTCGCTACGAATGACGGCGGCGCGCTAACTCCTCCACCATATGCAGCAGTCATCTGTTCTCGTTTTCGCATCTCGACGGCTACTTGGGCTGGACTGAGATTGGGCCGCAGCGGTTCAAACCCTAGCTTAACCTGATTGTCCTCGTACTCCTTCTGCAATCTCTGCCACTCCGCATACCGTCCCTCTTCCTTATCTACGCCGAGTGTCTTCTTCACGCTCCGCGCCACCCCCTCCACCCACGACTTCACGCCCTCGTCTTTGCTCTCCTGGACCGAGCGGTCAATCGCTTGCGTGAACCCTTCGTCGCTCCCCGCCGGTCCCACGCCTGTCGGGAACCCTTCGATCTCTCGCCCCGCCGCGTTCCGCACCGCGTAGTTCGCGCGGCTCGTCGCTGTCACTTGACCATAGTATGACAACGCCTCAATCTGCGCTTGTCCTGTGTTCCGTGCCGTCCCATTCGTCGTCTGCTGCACCAGCCGCATGAACGACCGCCCGTACGCAGTGTCGCTAAGGTTCCGTGCCCCCCACTCCAAACTCCGCGCGACCGTCCCTCCGATCAAGCCGAGCACGGAGCCGACGCCAGTGTCGAACGCACGCGCGTTCACACCGAGCGGCCGACGCTCTGCCTCTGGCCCCTCCGGGTAGAAGCTCAGTGCGCCCACGGTCGCGCCTGTCGCTACGCCGCGCCCGACCGCCCCGATCCCCTGCCACGCCGCCTGGGCCGCCTTCGCCGCCATGAGGGGCATGAGCGCAGGTGCCGCGCCACCCAACAGTCGCGCCGCCCCCATGATCGTGACCGTCGCCCCCGTCAGCCGCCCTATCTGTTCCAACGTCGGGTGCTCGTCGCGCAAGTCGGCATAGTCCGACTCGACCTGCCGCAGCCGCGCCTCAATCGGAGCCATCTGCTCTCGTGGTAGTGTCGTCTGTGCTACCGCGAGCGCCGGTTCGACCATCCCCCGCGTGATCCCGTGGAGCAGAGCCGCACTCGCTCGACTATACTCCTGCGTCCCTCCCGTCGGTATCTGGTCCTCGCTCGTCATTAACTCGGACTGCGGCACTGCGGACCCTGCCGGTGCTGCACTCGCCGCCGTCCCTACTGCTGGCAAGTCCGGCAAGTCCTCAGAGCCGAGCATACGCTTCCCAACGACTACTGCCTCCCCTTTCCCCTCGCTCGCCGCCCACGGCGCACTACCCTCGCGTCGATACAACTCCTGTGCGACACGATGCTGACTTCCTTCGGAGAAGTCGGTGATCCCGAGTTCTCCCGCTATCGGCCCCCACGTTCCCGGCTGAATTTGGTACAGGCCCGCAGCGTGCGAGAGACCTGCTGGCCCCATCTTCCCAGACCAGATTGGAAATCCGTTCTTGTCGAGTGGAGCTTTTGATAAGTCAACGCCTCCATACCCCAAGAACGGATTTTGGTCCTTGTTCTCACGTCGTCCAATCCGCTTGAGTTGGTCTGGCACGTCAGCCGTCAATGCACTTCCGTGCAAGATGTCGCCGGTAGGCGTGCGCGGTGCAGCGGGCGGTATCGCCCCGTCCGGTATCGCTACGCGTTGCGCCGCTGTCGCCGGAGCCAGATCAGGCAAGTCACTCATCGCGGCCCCGTATATTTGAACTGGTTGCGATACTCTTCGAGCGCCGTCGCGGGGTCTTTCCCTGCCTCGCTCGCTTTCTGCGCGATAGCTGCGCCCGTCGCCTTATGTCCGCCGCCGAGATCGTACACTTTCTCCGGGTCCAGCAACACCTTAAACGTCTTCGGGTCGATCTGTTTGCCCTCGAAGTACGCAATCGTCCGCTGCCCGTCCGCCGTCGTATCGCTCTTGAACGTCCCTGTCGTCGCTTTGACTGCTTGCCACTTCGCGAGCGCCGCTTCAATCGGCTTCGTCACCGTACTCGTCCCCGCAAACCCACTCAGCCGGCCTTGCAACGCCGAGATCATTCGATCTGCGACTTGATCTGTAGCGAGGAGTGCGTGCAGTGGCGTCTCTGTGATCCCCGCCGTTACGTCATGTGCGAGTTTGACTCGGCCCTGTGCGAAGAACCCACCGCCCTGCGTAGCTGCGCTCGCGACTTGTTGCTGTGCGGCGTTCCACATATCGACGATAGCTGGGTCGCCTGACGGTATCCCCCACCGCTCCATAAACGCTTTCGCGTTCGCGCCGGAGAAGAACCCGATGTCTTGTGCGCCGCCCTTCTTGAAGTTGTCGATGAACCGCAGTGCGCTCTCCGCGTGTTGAACAGAGTCCGACGAGAACTTCTGCTCAGCTTCTGGCGTCGGCTTCGGCGCTTCGCGTTTCTCCTTCGACGTGACTAGGTTCCTCACATACGCACTCATCGCCGCGTCGCCGCTGCCCGGCACTTTCGTCTCGGCCCCTTGGTACGTCATCTTCGCCGCCGCCGTCTCCTCCGGCGTCAGCTTAAACGGCGCGAGTTGCGCGTCGAGACCGTCGCCTGTCCCCGGTCCTGCTCGCATACGTCGCAGACGTTCTTCTTCGATGTCCGCGCCCACACCAGTCCTTCGTGCTTCCTGCATACGAAGCGGCGACAGTGCTTGTTCAGTTTCCACACGCGGACCTGTCAACGCGCGCGTCGCTGCCGCTCCAGCCGACAAACTCTCCGTCTCTGCTGCCACGTGTGCTGGCTCTGCTTGCGCCTTAGCGAGATCGGCCTGTGCCTGTGCTGGCGCAAGTGGTGCTTTCGCCTTTGCAATCTCAGCCTGGATCGAAGTCAGTCCCGCCCCCGCCAACTTCTGCGTGATCGTCGCTTGTTGCTCTTGCAACGCGTTCAGCTTCGCCAGCGTCTCAATCCCACTGTTCCCGAACTTCTTGAATATCTCGCCGGGCTTCTTGTCCTCCGAGATACTCGTGTCACTCATCACTTGTGCGACGCCTTGCTGCACTTGGTTCTGCTGGTATCCCTGCAATACGCCACCGATAACAGCGCCGAGTCCTTTCCCAACTTGCCCCCACCTATCATCGAACGGTAAGTTCACTGTCGGCATCACGCGGCCTCCTTCAACACGTCTTCGAGCACGGCGGCGTAATTGACCGTCTTAAATCCGCTTACTTCGCCGACTGCACTTGGCAACCGCTTCTCGACATCGTCCGCCATGAGACCGAGCCGTCGCTCCGGTTGTCCCTTGTACCGGAACCGATACAGCGGAAATCCTGCCACTGATCCAACTTCCTCGATGTCTTCCTTGAGTCGACGATCAGAGAACAGTGACGCGATAAGCGAGCTTCCCCCCGTCGATCCGGCGAAGTTTCCGAACCCGCCAAGTAGACCTCCGACCAGCCCTGACGAACCTGCCGTTCCGACCGCGCTCGTGCCTTGCGTTTGTCCTGTCCCTCCCGCGATCAAGTCGGCGATCATCTGCTGGTACGGGGAGAATGTCGCCGTACTCAACCCGATATTCGCGCCGAGTTCTGTCTGTGGCAGAGTCGCCGTCGTCGGCGCAAGTCCAATCGCCGCGAGGATGTCTTTGATCGCGTTGATACTCGCACTTTGGTTCGACACGCCCGCCGTCAACCCTGCGCCCTGGTTCGCGGTCGCCGCCGACAGGTCAGTCGCCTGGTTCGCGAGTCCCGCCGCCAAGTCCGTCCGCTGGTTCGAGAGCAGAGCTTGCAGCGTCGCGTTCTGGTTAGCAGCCGCCGCCGAGTACGCGAACTCCGAGCCCTTTTCGGCGAGTGTGCGTTCTAGGTCCGTCGCCGCGTTCTCACGGGCGTTCTTCGATCCACTTCCATACGCGCCTCCCGCGCTCCCGCCGAACTGCCCCGCGATACTTGGCAACGTCCGTTTGAGGAAGTCGTCTGTGAGCGGCTCGACCACTCCTTTCGTGAACGCGGCGGTCGAGTCGATCAGCGGCGCGTTGACGTTCGTGCCGGTCACGCTCGTCGGGGTGACAGTGCTCGCGGTCACGTTCGGTGCCGTGAACCCAAGCGCCTTCGTCAGTGCATCCGTCGTAGCCGTGTTAATCCCACCCTGCGCGCCTGTTGGCCCCGCACCCACATTCATCGCTTGGTTTTCGAGCGCCGCAAGTGAAGTCGAGCCGAGCCCAAACCCTCCTTGCTGGTATGGGAACGCGTTGGACAGGATCGACGACAGCGTGTCGAGGATCGGCTGTTGGGCTGGCGAGATCGTCGGTTGAGTTGAGAACGTCGCTTTCGGCGCGGAGCCGAACAGTGTCGAAGTCATCACGCTCTCCCGTTAGTGTGTGAGATGCCTCGGTCGAGGCTGTAGATAATGATGTCTTGGAGGACGCCGCCCGTGCTGTCGGGCGCACGTACAATCGCCCGTCGCAGTCGGGCCTCTTCGTGAAACCCGAGCAGTGCCGTTCCATACCGGGCAGCCCGATTGTCAGCGGGCACAAGCGCGATGATCTTAAGCACGCCCCGGTCCCGGAACGTCAGCCCAATCGCGTACTGCACAATCGCCTTCGCGATCCGTCCGCGGAACTGCGGGTGAAATCCTGCTGTAAGCTCGACCATCACCGTCGTCCGCGCGACAAACTGCACATACCCGACGATATGACCTCGCAGTGTCCCCGCCAGTGTCCACACCGTCGGTTCGAGCATATGTGCGACGAAGTCCACCTGCTCTGGCTGCGGCGACAACGCGTCTCGCACTGGCCAGTAGAGTTCTGGCTGCCGCATGAACGCCTGCATAGCGAGCGGGTCGAACCGATCCGTCACCGCGAAGCCGTCCGTTCCCTCACTCATCTCACCACTCCGTCTCCGCCAGCGACACGACATCGACGTAGCGCAGTGTGAACGTCGGGTCAGTGCCGCTAAGTCTCAGTTGTAGTCGTGTCGAGACGTGGTCGATGTACACGTTCGGAGCCGCAATCGCCGGTGCTGGACCGAAGTCGAACGTACCGACCGTCACCCACGTCGTGCCTTCGTCCTCCGATCTCTCGACGAGGACTCCCGCGCCTGCGGCGACCACGCTTGCTAACTCCCACCGCGAGAACTGATACCCGTCTCCGAGTTGTTTTGTCGTTAGTGTCCACGGGATCACCGCACCGTCGTCGGTCTGCGCCCGATACTCATACAGCGCCAGTGGCCCATCCGCCGTCGCCGGACTCAGCGCAACCGACGGGATGTTTTGGATCAGTGAGCGCGAGTCCCACGGCCGCGCCCACAGCGGCGAGTTCCACTGCCCTTTCGCAGTCGCCCACGTCGTCAGTGCGAACGGAAGCACGAGGTTCGCGGCGACGAACGACTGCGCGAACACGCGGACCGCCCACGCGTTGTTCTCGAGTTGAACTCGGAGCATCTTGTTCGGCGTTTTCGACTGTCCGGCCGGATAGAATACCCAAACTTCATCCAAGTCAGCGAGGAAGATCGTGAATAGTGTAATACGAGCGGGCGTGTTAAAGTCACCAGTCGGAGCGAGAAAGTTGTTGAACACGCCGTCGCCGATGTTGTCGAGCGTGTAGCCGCCCTGGTACGCGTAAATACCCGCGTGTCCCACGAACACATGCTCTCCCCCGACGTTGACAACCGCCCCCTGACTCTGCGCCCCTTCAAGCTGCGTCATATACTCCCAGAACAGTATCTCATTCAACACGCCGAGATACGACGCGCGCATGATACTCTGCTCTCGATACGCGATCATCCACGGCCCAAGCGACTCAAGCCGAAGTATGATGTCATCCGTGTCGAGAAGATCATAGATCGCCGCGATGCCCGTGGTCCAGTTCGACGGGTCGCCGAGATCGCTCTGACGCACACGATGCGGTAGGTGCGTCCCCCCCTCTGTCGTGTTCGCGAGCAGCACCGTCTCGTGGAACACCGCAATCGCGCCGCACGTCGTCGAACTCGGCAGGTCGGGCAACTTCGTAACGACGCCTTGGAAGTAGTAGGAGACTTCATCTACGCCGTTCGAGAAGATTATCCAATCGTTGCCGGGGAATACGACGACGCTGAGTTGGCTCTTCTGCGGATCGCCGTGCATAGTTGGCGACACGAATACGTTCGCACCGCTCGCAACCGTCCGACCGACCGGCACTGCGTCTGTCGTCGTGATGTCGAGCACGCTGACGTTCGTAACAGTCGTAATGAGTTCGGAGCCGTCGTCGAGCGTGAGTCCAACGAGCGTATCAGTCGTGACATTCGCGACGCTGTCGAGCGAGAAGACGTTAACGCCGGCGCTGTACG